CGGAGAACAATCTCTCAATGACCTCGAACAATAAGCCGAGCATCGTCAGGCCCTTGCAGAAACGCTTGGCGCGAGTCATAAGATAAAGCGAGACGACAGTGTCATCGAAACCGAGGAATGCGAGAACCTTGCCGATGAAGAACCTGTGGACGTTGACGTGCGATGAATCCTGTTGTGACAGATCGATGGACATACACTCCTTGGCCTTGTGCTGGCCAGTAGCGCGAACAGCGTCATCGAGCTGCGTACCCGAATACCCGGAATCGTATATTACGCCACCTTTTAGCATGCTCTGCATGATCTTAGTTGCTTGAACGATCAGAGGACAAATGGTAGCATTGAGCAGCTTATTCGTAGCGAGGATGCCTTGACCGCACTCAGCACAGAAACCGAAGGCCTTGAACTTAGGCTTACATTGACACTTCAAAAAGTACTCATTCTGCAGGGGACGACCAGAATCGATAAACGGGAGTTCCTCGGCAATTTGGGCAATACGAAGCGCCTTTGCGTTTCCGAACCAGTGTGAGAACATGGAAGCGACAGACGGAACCTTGACGACGGCATCAGGCCTGATGAATGCGCTAACCCAACGATCGAACATGATATCAGCGAGCATGAAGGCTCGCTTATTGGGGATGGCGACATTCTGTGGTTTGGTGTACCGGTCGAAGACTGCCAAGACAGATGCAAGAACCTCTGTATTGGAGAACGGATAACCAATATGACTGTAGAGTGTGGGCTCGTGCAAATCAAGTGACTGAATCCATTCTGGGACGCGAATTCGGACTGTAGGATCAGGCTTCCGGAACCTAATCATGGTCTTATCGCGGGTCAGGTCGGCGGGTTGCGGCGGCTCCGGGTGCAAGGCATACAATGCCTCCACAAGCCCGGGGGTGATTATACCGAGACACGGAGTGTCGTTGGCATGTTCATCGTCCTCTTCGACGACGATCGGTCGACCAGCGTAAGACATGTGCGTGGCGACGGTCTCCTTGTCGGCGTTGAAGTTTTCAGGGATATCAGCCTCGGCATGGTCGAGATCATCCATGGAAGTGAACGCATGGGAGACCGGATCGTTGCGGGAGCCAAAGACGGTGACGCCGCGGCGAACGATTTGGTTTGGCCGAAGGCCG